TTCAATTACTTCCTTATTATAGTCTAGTAATTCTCTATAATCTGCATCATCTAAAATAGCATGTACTAATTTAGCTTTTATGCTTTCTTTATCCCCTACTTTTACATAGTTCTCTTTAATTTGAGATTCTCTATGATTTTTTTGCGCTACTGAAAGTAAATCAAATAATTCTTTTGAAGGTTTCTCTTTCTCAAGTAAGTCTGCGATATTTTCGTATTCTTTATCATTATACTTAATAGGCATATCTACCCATACATCATTTTCGATTAAAGAACTAATAGTATCTCTTACACCAAATCTACTTTGTCTTGCAGCTTTTTCTTCGGCAGCAATTTCCTCTTCTGTCTTTTCAACAGGTTTATCAGAATCTGGTGTCTCCTCATTACTTGGAGTTTCCTCATTTTTTGGAGGAGTAAGGTCATCTCCTAGAATATTATCATCTCCTAGTAATATTTTGTCTATGTCAGAATTATCTACTACAGGATTAACTGGAGGAGTGTTCTGCATGCCACTAAATATATCTCTTAGGAAATCATCATCATTGATTATATTCGTATCATTATTATTTTCCATTGCAAAATTATATTATTTTTGTTAATTTAACAAATGCATAGATTTTAAAATTAACGTTAAAAAAATTTTAACCTTCTTCAACACTAGATTCCTCTGTATTAATCATGCTTTGCGTTAATTCTTGGTAATTAACAGCAATCCCTTTTTGGATATTTTCAAAGTGAATAGTTTCTAAAAAATTTTTTAATTCTGCATATGCAAGACCTTTTTCAGTAATACTATATTCAATTGTAGGATTTACAATAGTTCTTTGAATATCTAAAATTTTCTTCACTTTCCCTGTTTCCAAATCTTCTACTTTTGGACTTTTTACAATTTTACCTTTCTCATTTACATAATTATATTTAAATCTTGATTCAGGTTTAATTTCCTCATTCATTAATTTATCAAATACTGCAATAAGGTCAGTAAGTAAAAACCCATCTACTTCAATTTTAGTTCCTTGAGTGTAAACGAAATTTCTAGGATTTTGATTAACCACTTGTTTTTCTTCTTTTTTTGTTGTCATAACTTTTATTATACTTAATTTTTGTTTATAATTGAATCTCTATTTTTTGCATCCGCAATATATCTTTGCGTTGCTAATTTTTCTCTTTCTAATTGTAATTTTTCACTTTGATTAGCAATCTCTTGGGCTTTTAAATTAAATCCTTGAGAAGCTATAGATAAATCATTCTTAATTTTAGATAATGCTTGATTATTTTGATTATCTATTTGTTGTTGCTGTAAGAAATTATTTGCACTATCTTGTATTACTTGATAAGCATTTGGGTCATTTAGATTATCTCCTACTCTACCACTAGCTTGTAATTCTGCTACTTTAATAGATGCTAAATTTTTATCATCCTTAACTCTAATCTCATCATCATGAAATTTTTGCTCTTGTTGTAATTGCATTTGAGCCATTTCTCTTTGATGGTCTTGTTGTTGTTGTTGAATTTTCTCAGCATAACTTCTAGCTCTAATAGCTGCTTCTTTAAGCTCCATGAAATCATCAGACATAAATAACTCAATAGTTGCTAATGCATCATTACCCATTGTATTATTTTGAATTAATGTCTGTCTCATTTGCTGGAATAACATATTCTTAGTTGGATTATAAGTAGACCTTACATCTATTTGTCTCAAACTAAAGAATTCATCCTTTATAGACTGTAGAAAATCAAGTTCATTATTTGATGCCATATAAATATAATTTGCATCTTTATTATGGCTTTGACAGTATTGTGCGATAGTTGTATGTATCTCCACATTCTGTCTCTTGTTTTCCATTAATATAGTTTCTATATTATATGTCTGAGCAAAATAAGCTTTCTGTCCTACTTGAATACCCTCTACAGTTGAATATTGACTCGGATTACCCATTGATGTAGGTGTAAGTCCTATAGTCTCATATGCCATCCATTTATATCTTTCTGCCATTTGTAGATTTCTCATCATAGGCTCTGTAAATGTGGCATTTTGATATGTCATAGGATTAAATGTTAATCCACCATTTTGAGCTAATTGATTTCTACTAAAGTCAGTAGGAAGTAATCCTGTTGTTTTAGCTAAGTTTCTTACTGCATATAAAGCATCATCTCCTTCTGCCATTCCAAAGTAATCTGTGGGAATTGCATTCACATCAATTACAAAGAATGCCCCTATTTCTTTTTCAAGATAACTTTGGGTTTGATTCATAAAGTAATTATATGCAATCTGATAAGGTCTAATAATCTTACAGAAACTATTACCAACATAACCACAGACAGGAAGTTTAATATCAAAGATATTTCCTTTCTCCCCTTTAATTTGATATGGCAGCTCTTCTACTTTATAAATGTCATCTTCTAATCCAATACCTGAAACTCTAATTTTAAGACCTCTATAACCTATCGGGGTATCAATCCATATAATAGTGTTAATTTTATCTTCGTCTTTAAGCATAGTAAATTCTGATAAAGATATTTTTCTAAGCTTTTTAATTTCATATTCTTGAATAACATCTGGTAACAAATCCTCATCTACTTCTATAGATATGGCTGAACCTGATGGAGAACGATATGTTAAAAGACCAATTTTTTTACTTCCTTTCCAATATACCTCTGTAGTTTGGATAGTATCTGTTCTAATATCTATATCTGTTCTTAATTTTTTAGATAACTGCGCCCCATATCCAATTATATTATTGTGTAATGGTAATGAATATGTAGGTCTTGTTTCCCCTGTTTCTACATCAGTTCTTTCTGATAAAGGAATACCTGTTGCTGCCTCAAATTCAAGAGCTAGTTTATGGTCAGAATATCCCTTGAAAGGAACTAACATTCTATCAAAATAACCTTCTCCTAATAAAGAAACATTTTGTTGAGATGTTGTATGTGTTGAATAATCAGTATAATCTTGACCAAAATAAGCCTTGTATATTGATATTCTTTCTGATTCATTTAAAACATCTCCGTAGTTATTAATAAGTTCAGTAACTGTGTACCATTTTATTCTTCCTACAAATTCAGCATCTTCTAGTCTTGTTAAAGAAGATTCTTTTGAATGAAATACTTCTATTGGATGCCAGTATTCTGGGAAATAATAGTCATATCCTATTCTATAATGTCTAGCAGATTTACCTACTAATAATATATCTCTTGCTTCAAGTCCTTCAAGGATATGCATTCTGAATCTCTCATAATCTCTATCCCATGTTTTTTCTGCCCATTCTGCTGCTTCGGTCTTGAAGTTTTTCTTCATGTCCTTATCAATATTGTCAGGGAAGTAGTCTTTTAAAATCTGTTCTCTTTGTTGTTGATATTCTTGATATTCTTCTTCTGAACGAAAATCTTCTTTTATATCAATTCCAGCAAGAACCATCATTTTTTCTAATTCTTTCTGTAAAACTGCTTCACTATATTGATTAAGTCTTAATGTTCTTTCTCTAATATAATCATTAGTAGAAATCTCATCTGTTGTGTCAAATCTTAATTTATCGTATTGCATAGCCCATTCTCCTACAATCTTAGAAACTACAGGGTACATTAAGTCCCAGTGTTTTAAGTAAGTAGGTAAATTCAAGTTTTCTCTCTTGAAATCTTGAACATATGAATAAACTAAATCTTTATCATCATCTAATACGTCTATATAAGCCATATCTCCTGACAACATCTTGTAGTAATCTGTCATAGGAAGATTATCAACATATTGTCTCAATCCTTCTGTTTCTAGATTATCTAAGCAAGTTTTCTTCCAATTATCGTTTTTCTTTTTTTTTGGAATAGCTTGAGGAGGTAATACGGCATTTCCCTGAGCGATGGTACTCATCCCTCGGTAATACGCATAATCTTGTCCAAATACTGTTGATGTACTCACGTTTTTTATTTATATTGCAAATTTATTTAAAATTTATTTAAAATCAAAAAGGGTTAATTCTGTAGTTAATGCTTTACCATTTGGTAAGCTTTCTTGTATCTGTAAGCCCTTTTGATGATTGTATTTTTGGTTTTGGTTTTGGTTTATCCATATCTGATTCAAACTTCTTTCTATGTTTCATAAACTGATATGTTTTATCATAATATTCAGCAAGAGTTAATGCTAATCCAAAACTTCTCAATCTATCGGCATTTTTACCTGCTTTAAACTTGTAAAGTTCCTCTAATAACATTGGATGGTTAATACGGTCTACACCACTTAATCCTTGTAAATTTCCTATTACTACTCCTTCTTCCTTAGTATATCTTACAACTCTTTGATTTAAGTGATAGATATTATGAGGAGTAGGTGTCCAACCCCAAGGTCTATTATGATTTGTTTGAAGATTCTGCATAGTAGCAAGTCCAACACTCTCAGATACATGTAAATATACATCCTCTGGATAATTAGTTTCTAGATATTCTATAAACCCATTATCAGCATTTTCATGTAATAATCTTACATTATATATCTTCATTAACATATGAAGAGTTTTGTAATAATCTTTTTTACGGTCAGGTCTAGAATCATAATAAGCCACAATTCTATTAGCCCATTCTCCACCCTCAAAACTTCTCTTTATTATTGTTGCGGACATTACTGAGTCACCATCTGTTTTATCATGCTTAACATCATCAAATCCCATACAATAAAGTCCCATAGGAGGAAGTGTAGGTTGTAATAAAGGATTTTCTATCATTATTACTGGTGCATCAAAAGTACCTCCATTATAAGGATAATCAGTTATTACAGGGTCATTTGGTGTAGACTCTGCTTGTATAACTCCTAAAGAGTCTCTGTATAATCTATACTTTTGTCCTTGTGAACCTTCATCCTCTACAAATCTTTTTCTCTTCTTACTTTCTAATCCTGGAAATATATTTACTTCTGTTGTGATATAACAGTCTTCTGGGTCTAATGGGAATGAATTTATCTCCCCTGCTAACATTGATAAGTCATTAGAAACAAGTTTTCTTTTTTCCTCAAAAAATTCTTTATTAGCTTTCCAATCAGTTACATGAATATCTATTTTAGATAATCCCTCGTTATCAGGTTGTCCTATAAATTCACTAAAAGGCATGATAATTTTATCCTGTGCCTCTAAACTCATTTGAGCAGGTACAAAGAATCCAAATGTATTACGTTTCCATGTAACATATTCTGGGTCAATAAACTCTTCTAAATAATCCCAATCCATTTGTAGAATATGGAAAGTATCAGGATTTTTTAACATTTTCTCTGCATCAACTGATAATTCTCCCTCACCCGCTGTTCCAGATAATAATGGTACTAATCTCCACTTACTACCTTTACCCCCTGCAAATGATGGTAATGCTGCCTTCCAAGGTGCAATACATGCTCCTTTACCAGCCTCATCCAATAAGAATGCATCAGGCGTTTGTCCAGCTGTTTTCTGAGAACCTCTTTTAGTTGTACCACTTTCTAAGTTTACAATACTTAAATTAGCAAAATCATATCTATCCTGAGCTTTCTTACCTTTTAATCCTAGTACAATACCATCATCTAATGTTAAACTATTTGCTGGTATTTTCATAGCAGGAAACATATTCTGAATATTAACATCAGCATATGTAATTAATGCCTCTAAATCTGGGGTCTTAGAAAAACCTTGAACAGTACCAATAGCATTCTTTACAATCCACATTGTATGTAATAGTCTTGATGTCATACCTGCTGACTTAGCAAAACGTCTTGTACCATACATGAATACACCCTTTCTACCGTGTTTCTTGGCTTTGTTATACATATAGTCAAAGAAGAACTCGTTATCCCTAAATAAAGGGTTTTTAATCTCTTTATCAAGTTCCCCTCCAAATGCCATTTTAAAAATGTTTATATGCCAATATAACCAATTAGATAAATGGTAACCATAAATATTAACACCATTGATAATTTTTCTTCTTTCTTCTTCCCAAAATTGTATCGTTGACTTTTCCTGTTCAAAGAAATGTTTATTAGGATTCCATTCAGGAATATCCTTTGGCTTCATATTTATTAGAAGCTCATTAGATGTTGCAGGATTAACACTAGGTGCAAAAAAATCTATACCTAGATTATTTGTTTTATCCTTGATTACAGGGAATCTATCACTCAAATATTCTCTCATAAATAAAGGAGCTTTAGCATTACCAAAGAATATATCAATACTCTTTCTTGCCATCTCAGATTCATCTATTTTTAACTTGGATAAGGCTACCTTTGTCTTAGTTATCAACGCAAATAAGTCCGAGTGAAATTCCACTTCGGACTCTATTGACGTTTCAGGGTCATAATCTTCATCATCAGGGTCTTTTTCAACATTTTGCAATGGGTACATTCTCTTGTACTTTGCAATCCGCTCAATATGCCTGTTTATAATTTCAGATGTAAACTTGATGAAATTTTGAATTGGTTTCTTATCAATGTCTTCACCTACATCTTCTTTAAATTTATTGGTACTTCGTATGATGGTATCTATAATAGAAACCTCCGTATTTAACTTAGGAGATTCTAATCTTCCTTTTCTAGGATTATACTGTATATCATCAAACCAATTGTTTTTATCTATAAATGTCTTATAGTTCTTGAATTCTTCTTCGTGTACCTCTAAAAGTATTTTACTTTGTTCTGTCATACTATATCTATTACCTTCCCAATAGAGTTTTTAAACTCTGCGAATTTTTTATTAAACTCTTTGGATTGTTTTTCTTTAATGTTTCCCTCAGAGTTTGTAACAAATTCAGTATTGAAAGGTATGTAAGTAGATATAAAATCAGCTAATCTATTAACTTCTTGTATTTTAGATAAATCTAATTCAATATCAATATGCTTACATAAATAGATAAATGAAGCAACTTTTGTAAATACAGTTTGTACATCTAGCATTACTTGAGATGCTTTAAAATATTCTAGTAATGAATCATCATTCATACTAAGTATTTGAGCTTTTACATCATTATTATCCTTAGCATCAGGAAATAATTTAGCATAAACATCTTTATACTCAATAGATTTTTCACTAAAAATTTTACATTCTTCTATAAGGGAGTCTAAATATTCTTGTGCTTTCATATTATCCTTCTATAATTTGTATTTTTTGTATCAATTTAATTAATTGCTCATCATTCATCATAAATAAATCTTCTTTTGAAATACCTTTTGTTAAAGCATATAATACTTTAGAAAATGGCATATTAGAATTACCTATTTCAGATTCTACTTCTCTATTTACTTCATTCATTTTAGCATAAAGAAGTTCAATTTCCATAATTATTTCTTTCATGGTCTATTCATTACTATGTTAAATTTTAACATATGTTGGTTATTATTTAAATATAAAGTAGCCATTTTACTTACATTTTGAGTAATCTGATTACTTCTAAATTCAATAGTTACATGATATTCATTATTATTTTCTGTTTTTCGATATGTTGGATTGGTACATCCACAACTAGCACTTGTTGCATTAATTTTATACTTGTCACTTTGAAATATAAAATTAATTGTTGTTAAATCACCTGGTTTTCTATCATTACCGAAATCTACTACTAAGTAGTTACCATCAAATCCTGTATATTCTCTATCCGTAAAAAGAGGATAAATTGTTGCTATTTCTGGATTTAAATTATTAATTTTAAAATCCTTACCTTCAATTGTATTTACCATATTGTTAATCTAATTTTTGTTGCCATTTATTTTCTGGACAACTTTCATATTGCTCAGATATTTTTGCTTCTATTTCACAACCACATTCTGTGCAAAATGGTTTATTTAAGTTTAATTTTTTTAAAATAAAAAACCTAAGTCCTTTTTTGTTTTCTTTGTTATCTGATTGAAGTGGACAAGATTCACATATTTTTTTTCTATCCTTGAACCACTGTTCATTTTTATATTTATACTTTCCGTATAATTTTGCTTTTAATATTCTATATATCTTCTTCATTATCTATAAAGTACTTTACTAACTTCTTACTTTCTGAAAAATCTTTGTCTTCTTCAAAGAATTTCTTATTTTGTTTATTTATTAATTCTCTTGGAGAATAAAATTCTGGTTTATATATTTTGAAATCTTTAGTCATATGGTCTGTATAATTTCTTTTAGAAACCCCATATTTTAAAATAATTGGTATAGTATTTTCATGTACTAGAAACTCACAATTATCTCTTAACTTTTCTATTTCTTTTAGCTTTCTTTCTTTAAATTTTTTCTTCCGCTCCGAAACTAATCCTCTTCTTAGTTTTGCAACGCTTACATACATATCTCCTAAATGAGGAATTCGTATTGTTGCTTGGTCAGTATCATTTGCTATATAATCTAAAAAATTTAACCATATATCGTATGTTCTATTAACATCTTTTATATTTAAACCTAGTTCCTCTGAAACCTCTTCAAGAATATCTTTTTCTGTTATTGGTTGAAGTTTTTTAGGAATTATCATTTTCAATTATCTCTTTAAGACTTCGTATTTCCTCTTTTAATGAGTGTATATAATCTTGTACTACTTTTGCTTCTCTCTTCAATTTATCAGGTAAAGACTCATCACCAAAATCTACTACTACACTTCTTGTAGCATCTTTTGATTCTACCATTTCTTTAATATCCCTTAACTCAACATTTAATAATGTAACGTTAGTATTATTAGGGGAAGTTTTTAATAACTTCTTAATTTTCTTTTTTCCAACTCTTCCTTGTCTCATATATGATAAATTAGTAGTTAAAGATTTCTCTGTAATATCTAACTTTTCACATATAATGTCTTTTGTTTTCTTTGAGTACCCAAATCTAATTAAATATACTAAAATTTTCATTTGAGTTTCTGTAAGCCCCCATTGATGAGCAACATTATTTATTGCTATCAGTGCGTAGTATAGGTCGAATTCTGATTCATAATTTCTTATTATTGGGATTAACATCTAATTTTTTCAACAAAGGTAAAAAATATTTTTGACATATGCAAATGCATTAAAATTTTTTTAATGCTTAATAAAATAATGGACATTTTTTCATATCTCAGAAATTGTTTTTATATTTGCAAAGTAAAAAATATTACAAATTATTTGCATATGTCAAATATTTGTTTTATATTTGCGATTCGAAATCATACTTCGGTATGTACCCTGACCTGAGGGAACGTCAGCGACGCTAAACAACGGTGGATTAAGAGTGTACTCCGAGATAGTGAGGAGTTATGGCAAGTGTGCTACTATACGTCACTACATTTTTTAATTTCTTAGTATGTAAATACGACATACAAACCTATGAGGATTATCGGTATAAAATTGAACGTTTGCCTCATTTGTAAAAGTATATCAAAGGGAAGTAGGTAAATATACAGGTAGTCCGAATTCTGAACGCCTCCTACTAGTTTAATGGAAACGAAAGAATCAGATAAGCAAACTAATTCGATTTAATGGTTTGTCCATCTCAATAACGATGGTAATGGAGGAGATATGTAGATATTTCTAATAGGAAATCATACGGTTTTCTACTAGGGAATCCTATATCCATCTCTTAATTATCTATTACTTTATTAGTATATATTTATATTATACTTAGTATTATATTATACTAGTATTATTACGCACGCATGCGCACGAGAGAAAACAAGAAATAAATGATAACAAAAGGAAAACAAGCAAAAGAAAGATTACTAGAAGGTATTAATGAGTCAGTAGACACAGCAAAAATATCACTAGGTGCAAAAGGAAAGACTGTGGTACTAAGAAATAAGTACACAGATAGTTTTAGAGTTACTAAAGACGGAATTAGTATATTAAAAGAGATTAATTATGAAGATGATTTGATGCATATTGGTGCGGGGTTCGTAAAAAATGCTTCAAATAAAACAGTTGAAGAGGCGGGAGATGGAACAACAACTACTGCAATATTAACTCAATCAATGTGTAATAGTGTCTATAAGGAACTAGAACTAGGAACTAATCCAAATGAATTAATTTCGGACTTAAAAAGCGACCTAGAAGTTGTGAAGTCTGTTATTAAAGATAACTCGAAGAAAATAGAAGATACTTCGGCAATTAAAAACATTGCAAAAATATCAGCTAATAATGATGATGAAATAGGTGAATTGATAAAATCTATTTATGATGATGCTGGAATGGAAGTAGCTATTGATATTTCTGATTCTGATAATATAGAAACTAGTTATGAAGTTGTAAATGGACTTACAATGAGGGAAACTGGATATTCTTCAAGTCAATTCATCAATAATCCTGAAAAAGGTAGAATTGAATTTACTAATCCAAGAGTGTATCTTTACAATAACAAAGTAAGATTTATTACAAATGAATTAGGAGATTTGCTTCAAGGAAATGCTGATAGAAATTCAGAGGATTTTAGACCATTAGTTATAATCGTAGAAGACATTGAAGAAGCTCCTCTAAGAGAAATAGTAATGGCATATGGTAATCAGTTTCTATTTAACGTAGCAATTGTACAAACCAACTTGATTTATGATGATAGAAAAAATTCATTTATAGATGCAAGTATATTTTTAAATGCTGAATATCAAGAAGACCGTATTTCAGGATTTGGGGAATGTGAAAAAATAGTTATTGAAAGAGACAATGTAACTTTTATTAATGGAGCGGGTGATACTAAAAAACATGTTGAAAAACTTAAAAAACTTCAAAAGAAAGACAAAAGTATTGCATTGGAAAGAAGAATATTTTCTTTAGAATCAAAAGCTGCAATTATAAATGTTGGTGGTAAATTAGGTACAGAAATTGATGAAAAGAAAGACAGAATAGAAGACTCTGTGTATGCTGTTAAATCAGCTATAGAAGAAGGATATTGTCCAGGTGGTTCTACTGTATATTTATTTGCTAGATTAAATTCAGAGCTTAAAACAACAGTTATGAAAAAAGCTTTATTATCATGTTATACACAATTAATGCATAACGCAGAATTAGAGCCTTTTTACTATCTTAAATCAATAGAGGATGCAGGATTTGGATATGGATATAATTTGATTAAAGATAAAGTAACTAATTTTTATGAAGATGGTATTTATGACTCTGCAAAAGTATTAAGAGTATCTTTAGAAAATGCTGTACATACAGCTTGCAATTTTGCACTAATTGAAGGAATAGTACATTAATAATTATGGATAGATATATTAAGAATAGCAAAATATTATTTGAATTATTACCTGAAAAAGACCAGCCTAAAAAAACAGCGTTAAAACCTCATGCAGATATGATGAAACACGCTTTAGTAACTGATGTAGGTAGTAAAGTTGAAGAAATAAATATTGGGGATATTATCACATTATATGTAACAACAATGTTTATGATTGAAAAAAATATAGGATTTTGTTCTGAAAGAGATGTAATATTTACAAACAATATTCCTCAAAAAGGAAAAGTACATATTCATAGGCAATCTAAAAATCCATTACAACCATTATCTAATGCAGTTGTAATAAATTCAAATAGCTCAGACATTGAAAAGGGAGAAAAAGTATTTTATAGGGAAGGACAATCTATGCAATTACCTGATAATACTGAAATAATTTCAGAAACTCAAATATATTATAGTCAAGAGGATTAATCTTATGGTTAATCCTTTTTTATTTTAGCATAACTTTTTTTATCTTTGTATCAAAGAAAACGAAAAAATGGACAAGAATAGAATGTTAGATTATCAAGAATTCTTAGATGAATTAACTGATAAAGAATATCTTCCAGCAAAAATTGATTATGTATGGACAGACAAAAATGAAGACTTTATGAGAGAGGTTTTATTTGCTTTTTATACAATTTATATGAAACAAAAAGACCCAAATATACTTCATCCACTTTTGAAACTATATTCAGAAGTTATGTTAGCAGCACATAGTCATTATCCAGAAGAAGAAGGATATTTTTAATAAAAAAATTTGCATATGTCAAATATAATCCATATATTTGCATAATGAAATATGCACTAAGAGATTACCAAGAAAAAGGTAAGGAAGACATAGGAAATTTTATACATAACTCATCACATAAGAAAGGGTTGTGTATAAAACCTGTTGGTACTGGTAAAGCTCTTGATACAGCTATTATTGCTGAATTAGCACAAACAAATACTTTAGTTATTCAACCTAATGCTGAATTACTAGAACAAAACTTAGAAAAAGCACAAGCTTTTGGTTTTGACCCAAGTGTTTATTCTGCTTCTTTAGGTAGTAAAGCTATATCAGAATTAACTTATGCTACACCAATGTCTATAGCAGACAGACCACAAGATTTTAAAAATTTTAAAACAGTTGTTATTGATGAGGCTCATCTAAACATGAGTAATTCAATGTCAGGTGGTAAAATAAGTAAGAAAGGAAAATTAAATGAATTTTTAGATGCTATTAAGCCAAATAAAATTATAGGACTAACAGCAACTCCTATTCAATTAGTAACTAATGGAATGGGTTCAGAGTTGAAAATGTTAAATCGTTCTATGAGAAGTTTTTGGCTTAAATCTGATATTTTCCATATTACTCAAATTCAAGATATAAAAGATAAATATTGGGCTGATATTCAGACAGATGTTGTATCAAATGATACTTCTCTTTTAGAAAAAGCAAGATTTAATAGTCCTGAGTTTACTCAAGAAAGTATTGTAGAACAATATAATGCTAATGGATTACAAAAGCAAATTCTAGAACAGTATGAAGATTTATATAGTAAAGGAGCTGATAATGTATTAACATTTGTTCCAAGTGTACAACAAGCAATAGAATTAGCAAAAATGAATAAAGACTTTGCAGTTGTATATGATAAAACTCCTAAAAAAGAACGTAAAGCTATAGTTGAAGCATTCAAAAGAGGTGATATACCTCATTTGATTAATTGTATGATTTTTACAGCAGGATTTGACCATCCTAGTTTAAAAGGAATGATTATAGCAAGAGATACTATGAGTTTACAATTATTTTATCAAATATTTGGACGTATTGTAAGACCTATTTTTAAAGACGGAATTATTCATAGAAAGAAAGGTTTAATCAGAGATTTAACAGGTAATACACAAAGATTTGGAAATCTAGAAAATTTGACATTTGAAAAGAATGACTATACAAATGGTTGGGGAATGTGGAATGAAGATAGGTTATTAACAGGTTATCCATTTGGAGAATGGGATATGCCTAGTAGAGAATCTTTGATGGGACAATCGGTAATATCTACAGATGCAGAAATACGAGATTATAAACTTACATTTGGTAAATATAATAATCTTCAACTTATAGAAACATTTAATAAAGACCCAAGATATTTTGTGTGGATGTTAGAAAAATTCACTTGGAATAAATATAATGAAGGTTTAAAAGATTCAGTAACAAAATTAGTACAAAAATATTTAATGCATGGCAAATAAAGAAAGTAAAACAACAGAAGACAACAAATTACAAAATTATTTTGATTTAATAGCTAAATCATTTGGAAAGAATTCAGGTATTATTGTAAAAGACCCTAAAAATATTGTAATAGATAGATTTAAAACAGGTTCTTATATTTTAAATAAAGACTTAAAAGGAGGGTATGCTAAAGGAACACTTGTAGAGATTTATGGACCAGCAGGTTCAGGTAAAACAACAGCATGTGTATCAGCGGTAGCAGAACATCAAAAACAATACCCTAATGAACTTATATTATGGGTTGACTTAGAAAAAGTATTTGACCCTGTTTATTTCCAAAAAATTGGTATTAATATTGAGCCTGAGAACTTTATTTTAGTTCGTCCTAATACAGGAGAAGAAGCATGGGAATTAATGATTCATTTTGCTAAGACATTTCAAAATGGAGTAATTGTATTAGATTCAGTAGCTTTATTATTACCTAGTAAAGAAGATGAGGGAATGGTAGGGGATGCTCAAATGGCTTCTGCTGCACGTATGAACTCTCAAGGATTAAGAAAACTATTTCCATATATGGGATTTGGAAAAACTACTGTTTTTGCTATTAACCAAGTCAGAAAAAATATTGGAGGATATGGTGACCCAAATGTAACTACAGGTGGAGGAGCTTGGGAATTCTATGCTAGAACACGTATTGCTACATCAAGAGCTAAAGGTGAGCTAGAAGAATATGGTAAACATAAATTTAAACAAGTTAAATCTAATTATGGAAATCAAGATGTAGTAAGTGAGACTTATATATCTTATGGAAAAGGAATTGATAGTATGATGGAACTATTAGATTTATGTGTAGAAAACAATGTTATTAAAAAATCAGGAGCATGGTTTTCTTATGAAGGTAATAACGTAGGGCAAGGATTTGATAATACTGTAGATATGCTACATGATAATCCCGAACTTGTTGAAGAATTAGAAAATAAGCTACGAGCAATAGAAATAATATAATGGACTCAATAAGTAAATTATATAATATTAAAAAATGTATTCTTATTAAATTAAAATGTATAAATAATGATGGAAGTACATTTTACAAAGATTATGGCATTTTTAAAGATAGAAGTAGCTTACTAAAAGAAATTGGAAACATAAATGAACTAATAAATAGGAAAACCAATTTTAAAATAGATTTAAGTAAAGAACCTGATGATTTTCAATATTATCTAAAAGATATGTTTGATAGAGAAGATTGTGTGGTAGGTTACGAAGAAATAGAAATAGATTATTATGGTTAGTAATTGGCATTACAGAGGTAAAGATATACTATGTATAAACGATATGAAAGTGCACGAGCCCAAAGTTTGGGGGTTCGTGTACCTTTTATCTTTATATGATAAATCAGGAAAATTGATACATCAATACATAGGAAAGAAAAATATTTACTCTAAAAGAAAAAGAAATTTCGGGAAGAAAGAACTTGATTCTCTGAAAGATAAGAGAAAAAAGACATATGAATATGTCATAAAAGAATCAGATTGGCAAAAATATTTGTCTAGTAATTTGTTTATTAAAAAAAATAGTAGTAACTTTGCAATACAAAGAGAGATAATTTGTTTCTCTACAAATGATTCTGACTTAACATATAAAGAAGCTAAAGAGATAATATGCCAAGGCGCATTAGAAAATTCTTTCTTCTTAAATGATGGAGTAAGTATCAGAAGATTTAAAGGAAAAATAATAGATTAATTATATGGCAAAATCAAACGCAGAAATTAAGTATGCTATAACTTTAGATGAAGACCAAAAAAAAGTTAAAGCAGACATTTATTCTAGTCAAATTGTAATAGTTTCAGGTAGAGCTGGTTCAGGAAAAAGTTTAGTATGTGCTAATGTAGCATTAGATATGATGTTTAAAAAACATGATGGTATTAGTAAGATATATGTTACTAGAGCAAATGTTGAAACAGGACGTAGTTTAGGTTACTTACCAGGTTCTATAGATGAAAAATTTAATCCTTATCTAGAAGCATTCAAAGAAAACGTATTTAAATGTTATGTAGATAATGCTACTAAAAAAGATAAAATTGAAGAGCATTTTAAGAAAAAAGATATAGATGCTATGCCTATCGCTTTTATCAGAGGAAAAACAATAGATGATATTTTAGTTGTAGAGGAAACACAAAATTTAACTCCACATGAAATTTCTTCAATTGTATCTAGATTAGGTAAAACAGGAAGAATTATTTTTAACGGAGATTTCGACCAATGTGATATTAGAGATAACTCTATAACAGGAGAGAAATTTCAAAATGGATTACATTATCTTAAAGAAATGTCTAAAGCAATTCCAGAGATAAAATGGCATAGTCTTAAAAATAATCACCGTTCTGATTTAGTAGGAAAAATTTTAGATTGGGAATACGCAAGAAAAAAAACAAACGATGCACAATAATATGTTAGATAAAAAAGAAAGCAAAAAAGAGATAATTAAATTATACAATGAATTTAAAAGTTCAGATGTTGTAGCTGAAAAATTACAAGAAAAATATGAATTGTACTCAACTACATTATCTTCATTATCTCGTAAAATTAGAAGTTGGTTATCAGATTATAGAACAGAAGATTCTAGAATTTCAAAACCAAAAGAAAAATCTCCTGCAAAAATATTAGTGTTTGATATTGAAACATCTCCACTAGTAGCATACTTATGGAGTAAATGGCAAAATGGAGTAAACGATAATGATATTATTCAGGATTGGTCTATACTTTGTTTTTCAGCAAAATGGTTATTTGATTCAAAAATTATTAGCCATAAGATGACTAAAAAAGAATTAGAGACTAAAGATGATTCTAGAATAGTAAAAGAACTTTGGAAACTATTAGATGAAGCAGATATTGTAATTGCTCATAATGGTAAAAAATTTGACATTAAAAAAGCTAATTCTAGATTTTTAAGAAACAAATTACATTTACCAAGTTCATATCAAGTTATAGATACACTATTACATGCACGTAGTAAATTTGGTGAAACTTCTAATGCTTTGAATTATTTGGCAAATGCTTTAGGGTTAGGTTCTAAAATGGAAACACCTAAAGGAATGTGGCATAAAGTAATGCAAGGAGACTACAATATGCTTGGTATTATGAGTAAATATTGTGACCAAGATGTATTTTTATTAGAAGAAGTTTATTTAGAAATGAGACCATATATTCAACCTCATCCAAACATCGGATTATTTATTACTGAAAATGTAGAGGCTTGTACTTGTTGTGGCTCAACAAATATTAAAAATACAGGTAAATCTTATGCAACAACAGTTAATATGTATGATTTATTAAGATGTGTTGATTGTGGAAGCTTAATGAGAAGTAGACAAAGTAATATGCCATTAGCCCAAAGAAAAAAAGTATTGAGTTCAGTACCACAATAATGATTTGTATTTATCAAATAGAAAATAAAATAACTAAAGATGTTTATATCGGCTCTTCTATAAACTTTAATATTAGGAAAAACCAACATATTAATAAACTTAGAAGGGGTAAACATCATAGTATTTTTCTTCAAGCAGCCTTTGATAAATATGAAGAAGCTAATTTTGAAATAAAAATATTAGAAGAATGTTCTAAATGTAATATAAAAGATAAAGAACAATTTTGGATAGATTTAATTAAACCTTTATATAATATGTGTAAAAAAGCATATTCAACAAAAGGTAGAAAAATGACACAAGAAACAAAAGAAAAATTAAGAAAAATAAATTTAGAAAAAGGAACAAAACCACCAGATAAAACTTGGAAAGACAAACAGCGAAAAGTAGTACAAATAGAACTTAATACAAATAAAATATTAAATAAATTTGAGAGTTTGTCAGAAGCAGTTAGAAGTTTAGGAAAGCCATCATATTGTTCTACAAATATAGGATTAGTATGTAAAGGTAAACGACAACATATCTATGGTTTTAAATGGGAATATTTAGATTGAAATATGAAAAATAAAATAGAATTAATAGGTGTATATGGAGATGATGAAACAATTGCATGTTCAGCATGGACTTCTACCTCTAGAAAATTGACAGAGGAAAAAAGAAATAGGATTCCACAAATGTTAGAAACGTTGTGGACAAATGGACATGAGACCCCTTTTGAAAAGGGTATAGTTCATTTTTTGGTTGATTCAGAAATAGCTAGTCATATTCATATGCTAAAACATAGAATTGCATCCATAAATGGTGAATCTGCACGTTATAAAGAACTTAAAGAAGATAAATTTTATTTACCAGAAGATTGGATTGGTATTAATCCTAAAGAACCTAATGTATTACATGAATACATCAATGGAGATTGGTATAATATT